GCCCTATATAGACCATGTAATACAATAGTCAATTCAGTCTGAGATTCAGCGCTACCGGTAAAGCTCCTTTTACAAGGGCAACAATCCGGGCTCACTCTGAAACCAAACTTGTCAATTCTTGGCTGTTCATTTTCGGACATCCAAGGATGATTCCAAGTTTCAACATCTTTCGTTCTCTTTTTGGGCAATTATTGTGTCCCATATAGAGCATTCGATCGCTCTGTTGAATTGAAACCATTCCTGGTCCTAGTCATTAAGACAAGAATCTAGAATATTTTCTATTGGTAGAATGTATTACAATCGGAGAGAAATAGACCATCACTTACTATCGTGGTAGGTCTTTGGGATGATCAATCCCAACGGTTTCTCCCGGCAAGTCAAATCGCCGAAATTCCTCAATTTGGTCATGAGGAAATAGTTTCGGTGATTGAGTTCGTTCTTTAAAATCCGAATCCAGAAGGTTTTCAAAACCCTCAAAAGGAATGAATTTCTGTTGTACATGTTCAAAGTTGGGCTCGAATAAACTTCGGCAAGATGATAAAAGATCAAAATCCTTGAGTTCATCAAGAGTTAATGATCTGATGTCATCACCGAAATCCTCAAATTGAGGATTGTTCGATACTCGAATCAAACACTGTACAACGTGGTCCAAGATTCGTTTCCTGATCCAACGGACATTTCCACTTTTTACAAATAAGACGTTAACTCTCCGACTTGAAAGAATCGGTAAGTCTGTCAACTTTGTTTTGTGGAATTGGTCCAATAGGACAGGATCCAATTGGTCCCCAATCTGTTTCAAATCTTTCTTAAACTCAATGTGAGTCAAGTCAGAGGAGAAACATTCTAAGATAGGTTCTTCTGTAAAAACCTGTCGAAGAATATTGAGGGTCCTTTCCGACTCATCAAGATCTTTGAGACAACCCCGAGTTCTTTCATTTTGAAACTCAGGAATCATCAAAACTTGATAATCCGGAAATCCTGGAACAGTAGGTGAAGATAAAAAGGGTTTTAAGAAATCCCGGAGATAAACTTGGTGAGCCAACTTCCTGTCTACTCGAGACAGATCGGTAACTAAACCAAGACCTCCAAGGTCCGTCGAAACAAACAGGGATCGAGGAGTTTTCCTCAATTCCAAAATGTTTCTTCGAATGAATTCTTGATACATCTCATCATGACAACCAAAGTAGAACTGAGACTCCTGGAAACAGAAGCCTAAGCTCAAACCGGTTCTCGTTTGACAAGATACCTTTCCTGTATGTTGACACTCAGCGTGGTAAAACAACTGAGAGTTAACAGTACAGAAATCTTCACTGATGAAATTCTTTCCTAAAGATAGAGAAAGTCCAACCTGAGGTGCATTGTACCGCCATCGAGAGATAGTGGACATTGGACCTTTGGCGACAACATCGTCACCATTAATCAGGTATTTTCCTTTCTCAAACCCAGATTCGGAAACAATGAAATCGTTCAAGAAGCAAAGTAGAGGAAATGAAAGAAGACTTCCCATTAACTGACCAGAGGTCTGAACACCATCATCCAATCCAATGGGATATCGAATGATATGTGGTGAACATTCCCATCGAGCCCACATTTTTGTAGGTTCGTGGTCAATTTCGGAAAGTATTCCTTCCAGTAGAGCATTGGTTACAGACATTGGAAAATTGTCTGTTGCTGCAGTATAATCTCCTGACAACCAGAGATCCCCTTCTTCTGATCTGGAATCAATCGATTGAATTTGTTGTTCAATTCGATCAATCCAGGCCAAAGCAGATTCCTCAAAAGAATCTAAAAGGGAACTCTTGGTACATCCACTCGTTAATGCAAACTGAGGCTGTTGACCCAGGTATTCAAATAAAGCCATTTGTAATGGTTTCAAAACCTTAGTCTCAGCTTCAGCTTTCGTAATCATCCGAACCTTGAGTGGTTCAGACAATGCGATAGCATCAACAACAGGTGGATGGTAAGGAGGTAACGCAGAAAACCTCTGCACTACTTGATGATCAGTAGGAAGATGAGGCATTTCAACCTCTCTAGCATCAATTCTTGCACAGACACCTTGGGAATCTTGATCAATCTCAGCCTTAATTCGGGCAGAGACAATCTTTTGATCCCAAAATCCTTCAAGAAACTCATCATGATAGGAAATATGGAGCTCTAATTGTTCCTTAATTTTAGAAACAAGAGCTTCAGTTCCCATCAATCGGGTTCCTTGAAAGAAAGGTTCTTTATTGGGTCCACTCTTCCGCGAGGAAGGTGAGCCCCAACACTGAACATTCTGTGTAATGAAATGTTCATACTCCTGTGAGGGAGAAAGAACTTGATGCTTCTTCAACCAGTGATTATCATCCTCTGTTTTCGCTTCCATTCTCTGAAGATACATCCTTGTCCTTGGATGATCTGAGGTTCCATCTTTTAGTAAAAGAATCGGAATCTTAAATCTCCTCCAAACTGCTTCTGGTTCTTCAACAGTCAACCCATTACCTAGGTTGTTAAAGTTGGATCCAAAAGCCATATTGGAAGTGGCAATGATGATAGGAGATGTAAAGAGTCTCCCTTTATCTTCTAGAGAAGCCATAGGTAGAACATAGCGATTACTGGAAACGAGTTGTTCAAACTCTGACAAATCAGAGCGGTCTTCATGATTCTGTCCAAAGTCATCAAGTACAACTATGGGTTGGTTTCGATAACCATCCCAATGTGAAGTTGCACAAGATCGACTATAGACCACATCATTGAATTCCATTTCTGAAAAGTAAAGTTTCCATAATCTCCTCGTCAACACCTGAACAAGGGTAGTTTTTCCAGAAGCAGGAGGTCCAAAGAGACCTACTACTAATGGTTCTAACCGAGTTGCTCCCAGTTGATTCTGAGAGTTAAGGTGAAAGGACTGAGGATCAGAGTCCAACTTTTTTCCCTGAAGATCAGATATCAAAGTTTCCATTGCGGAACCTTTGAAATACTGTCTTTGGGGTCGAAGTTGTTTCTCTGCTCCTCCCTTATGACGGGGTAGTTCTACTGTGGCACGGGTATTAGGGAATACAGTTTTCTTGGGGTCATAGAGACCCCGATCACTGATTTCCTTACCTACCTTTTTTCCATAAAGAAAAAGTTTTCTCAAAAGGTCCTGAGGGACAATGAGACACTCATCTTGTGGACGGCAGAGAGATTCACGGTGTTTTTCATACTGTTCTTCAATCATATCAACTCCAACTGGGGCACAAAGTCCCTTTGATTGGAGGATATTGAAGTACAGACGACATCGAAGCTTCGGATTAGTTTCCAAGTTTCGATCTAAACGCCGTTGTGTCTCTCTCGGGAAGATAGGAATTTGGTATTTAAAAGGATCTGGTCGTTCCTGATTCATTTGAGCAGAAAAGAGATCATTCATTGAAAATTTGATCATCTTGACATACTCTTTTTCCTTCAAGTGTTTTGGAAACACCCGAAGGTAATGCAACAGGAGTCGAAATTTCCGGTCAGAAGTGGAATACAAATTCACTACCCGACTGGCTCGACTAGACCATCCTTTAAAATACCATCTATACCCAAAGAACGATTTTTCCTTGACTTGCCTTTTTGCAGGAAATCTCACAGTGAGTCCTAAATTGAAAAGACTCATGTGAACTGCATCGGCAAGACCAAGGGCGTGTTGAAAAAGAACAGGTTCACGAATGAAGTGAAAGACAAGGGTATCAGATTGAATTCTGCAACCTATTGTCTTGGAAAGATCAAGACCCAATTGGTGAAAATCCAATAGAAGGTCCTTAATCTCTCCAGTCGACATATCGTGAATTTTTGTTGTCCTCCCAAGAAGTTTCTTACGATCCTTCTGTTGAAGAGAGGCTTTTTCAACAACCTTACGGATCCAAATTGGATCCAGAACGAACTCAATCCCACGGAGAGTAACGGTCCGAAGGTTAGCGAACCGCTCCTGCAATTTCTGTAGGACGATTTGTTGCCTGAGACCCGGTCGATCAACTTCTAATGAAAAAAGTTGATCTTCCAAAGCCTTTGAACACCGCTGAAGCTGCGAAGACAACTCGTCTTCACGCTGCTTACTGCGTAATTTATTCGTAGCAAGTATAAGCTTCAAGATGTACCATACTCAATGTACATCTCTATATGGTTGATTAGGCTCTCAACCACACAGCAGTGGTTGACACTCTCCAATTAGTTGCCTAAGTCCACATCAAATATCAGGTTGGGGTCACACCTGACTCGATATTGTGGATATGGTTAACAACTAAAATTATAAGTGTCGTGATGCTAAATAGCATCTCTAGTCCCAAAATGGGAC